GCATCGCCGGAGCCTTTGGTCATGACATCGAAAAGCTTCCGGTTAGGCTGGGTATGGAGCTCATCGAATACCACTCCATGGATATTGAAGCCGTGCTTGGAGTAAGCCTCAGCAGAAAGCACCTGGTAGAAGCTGTTGGTGGGAGCGAACACCATCCGCTTTTGGGAGGCGAGGATTTTCACCCGTTTGTTGAGCGCCGGGCACATCCGCACCATGTCAGCAGCAACCTCGAATACGATGGATGCCTGCTGGCGATCGGCGGCGCAGCCATAAACCTCAGCCCGTTCCTCGCCGTCCCCGCAGCAAAGGAGAAGTGCAATCGCGGCTGCCATCTCGCTCTTGCCTTGTTTCTTCGGAATCTCCACATAGGCCGTGTTAAACTGCCGATAGCCGTTAGGCTTCAACACGCCAAAGATGTCACGGATTATCCGTTCCTGCCAGTCGATGAGTTCGAAGGGCTTTCCTGCCCATGTCCCCTTCGTATGGCACAAACATTCTATGAAACCCACGGCATAATCGGCGGCATTGACATCGTAACGGGAATCCTCCGCCATGAATTTTGTCGGATGATAATCGACCAGTTTCCGCATGAAGTCACCTTCCATCTCTCCATTTCACTATCCCTTTCTCGACCGGAGCAACCGCTCCATCACATCATCCTGCGGATTGGCTCCGTTGTAGCCTTCCGAGCAGTTCTCCTTCACCACCTGGTAGATCTGATACCATAGCTGATTGACCTGCTTCATGTACTGCAGGCCAATGTTCACATAGGGCGATACGATAGCCGCCCCGGTGGTTGGATGCTTGGAAAGGAATCCGTAATTGGAGATAGCATCCTGGCATTGAATCCAGCGGGAAACGCTCATGGCGTAATGCTCAATGAGCTCCGGGCTGACCAGTTCAACACAGCCCCTCTTGTTCAGCCAGTTCCATGTCTTTTCGTAAATCTCCACAGCACAGTTCTGGCCGTCCTTCTGGGGGGCTTTCAGGTACTCCTTGGGAGCAGGCATCTCTATGCCCTGAAGATTAGCCGTTGGCAGTACCATCACCTTGGCAGTCTTGCCCTCGTTAATTTTGTCAGCCAGAGCTTTTTTCTTGCGTCCGGCTCCGGCTCTGGCACCGCCTCTGTTAGTTCCGTCTTTGGCTATCCTTCTCACCCCCTTCCAGCCTTTGATTTCTGGATTTTTCCAAACAAATCCTATTCCCCTGTTTGAAAAACAATTTTTTTGCGCGTGAGCCCCTGCCGGTCATTGTGCGGCAGGGTTGCAGAGATTTTGACTCCCCCTCCCGGTCAGCAGTCGGATTTGCCACGCTGATGAATCTTCTCATGGCATGACGTACACAGGCTTTTGAGATTGCTCTCGTCATTCGTGCCGCCATCGGCGAGCGGCTTCACATGATGGACAAGGGTTGCCACCGTTGCCTTGCCAAGCCCAAGGCACACTTCGCACAGCGGATGTGTAGAAATATATCGGTCGCGAATCTTTTTCCATGAGCCACCATACCGCTCATGCTGATTGTAGCCACGGGCAAAATGCTCATAATGCCGTTGCATCATGCTCCGATGTTCTTCACAGTAGCCCGTCCTGCTGTCGGTCAGATTAGGACAACCATCATAGCGGCATGGGCGTTTCGGTTTCGTTGGCACTATGCTCCACCTCATTCCCTTTCAGAACAGGCACAAGAAAAGGCACCGTTTGCAACGATGCCTCTTCCTCTGCCTATTTGGTTATTGTATTATGCTTTGCCAAGAACTTCTCGCAGGCTTCTCTGTCGCCATACTTCAAGAGCTTGTCAAACTGCTTTAGCAGTTCCCATTCATCATCATACGCTCTAAGCTGGCGTTGCTTGCGGGTTCCTTCCTTCTTGAGCGTTCCCTTTGGCCTGCCTGTCTGGTTTTCTCTCCTGCCGCCCCAATTGTTCTCATTCATGGCCATCACCAACGCTGCTGCCAGACCTTGACGCGATTTTGTTCGCTATATCCATGCAGCAAAGACCGATGCAAAAACCATTCAGCCATGTCATTATCTCCCAGCCAGGGGACGCCAAGACCGCCAAAATGATATTCAGCGCAAGAAAAATTATGGTTGCTTTCATGTCTTCCGATATGGTAGAATATTGGTATCAGCAAGGGCGATTGCTCGCCCCCGCCGTGCCCCGCTTTTGTCTATCGCTTGAGGTGCTTTGGACGTTTGCGGGGCTTCGTTGTTTTCTGATAGAGCCATTTTGCAAATTTGATTGCATAATCAGCGATAGTAAGCATCGTCGCTATGGCTATCAGTGTGTTCAACTCTACCACATCCCTGCCCTCCTTTCACTATTATTATATAACAAACTTGTTAATTTGTCAATACTAAAAAGCAAATTCCTTTGAAATATTTTGCCCTCCACCCCTTGTTTTTCAAGGCGTGGAGGGCTTTTATCGCACACAAAAAGGCACCCACCATGAGCAATGGGCGCCCTTTTGCTTTTTAGGAAGGTTGTCG